CTGATGGATAATTGCTGGCCAGTTTTCATCAGGAAGCTCAATACCTTTCTCTGCTAAGGATTGTCTTAGTCCTTTGAATCTTTCCATAATAGCATCTTGATAGACCTGATCAATGGTTCTGCCATCAAGAGTCTTGCCCCTTGTTCCTGCCTCACTGAATTTAGATATATTTGTTCTAATCTTCTTATTCTTCTTGGCGTCTACAGTCGGAGCTTGACCATCCGGATCTAGTCCTATAAGAGCACGAATTTCTTGAGCATCCGCCGTTACCATTGCACCAAACCCAAGTTGCATAGACAAAAACGGAGCTTTTACTTCGCCAATACCACGTAAAGTTCTGGCAGCACTATGAACATCTTTTGCAAATAAAGAATCGTATTCAACTCCGCCAGTATACTTTTTACCTAAGATGTTCATTCTGTCAGTGGTCTGAATAATGTCATACGCTAGCTGATAAAAATCAATGTCTTTAAACTGAACCTTTTCTAGTTTTGCAGCCTCAAGCAACTTTTCTTTTTGTTTTTTCAAGGTAGCTACCTTGCTGTTCTCAAAGTCTATTTGCTTTAATATGTTCTCTATTACCTTGTCGTTAGCTTTCTTTTCTTGCGCGTTTTGCAAATCACGTTCTAGGTCCTCAAGTACACTTTCTCTTGCTTCTATTTCACTTGTCAGATCTTCACGCTTTTTTTGTTTAGCTTCGGTTAACTCTAAATCTATATTAGCATTTCTGTCCCAATACATTCTTAAGTTGTTAGAACGGGTCGGGTGGGCAGCCCGAATGTTGTACAGATCCTCAAGAGGGGCAAAAGGTTCTATTGGAAAATTTTTCCTTAGTCTCCTCACTTTTGTATCATCCCCTTTGGGTGGATGCTTGTAAAAAACCTCTATAGTCTCTTCTCCTGGTAGGGCGTCTATTTTAGCTTCCTCAAGAGCCTTTAGCTTCTCACCCCACAGGAACTTTCGATCGCTTGGAGAACTAACCAATAACCCCAAACGCTCTGCATCTTCTTTTTTAATTTTTTTCTTGTAAGGTATCGTGGATCTGTCAAGTTGAACTTTTATTAAGTGACACAGCTGCTCAAAGCGTTCTAGAAACGCTTGGCCCTTTGGAGTGACAAACCACGCTCCTGCCATATCCTCCATTCGCACAGTTCCTTTGGCATCAATAAAGCCAAAGTTTACACCAGTCTCTGCACTGATCGTTTGACCAAGCACAGCGTTTAAAGAATCTAGTTGGTTACGTTCCGTTAAAGTTTTTTGCAATTGCTCCAGTGGAAGCTCAGCAGCCTGTTGAGACATTACCGATGTAAAGTAAGCAACCAACGTGTCTCTATAAGACAACTTGCCTTCTTTAAATTTGCTAAGGTTTATAGATACATTATCTGTTATTTGCTGTATGAAATCCGGAATACCTTCAAGGTTATCCAGACCGAGCATTTTCTCATAATGCTCTACTCCAGCAAATGTATAATCTCGAACATTTTTACTTCGATACGCTCTGCGCAGCTTTGAGCGTATTTGTTCTTCAGCTTTTAGTATGACTCTGGCCGACTCTTCTCCGACGATGCTGGCGAGCTTGGACGCCTCACGTCTCTTTTTGTCAGTCTTTCCAGTAGTAACTTTAAAATCGTCTTGTTTGAATTGGTAGTCAAGATTAAGAGATCCTGTTCTTGTTCCTTCTCGTTTTGTGACATACGTCCCCTCAGTGTTTTCAAATTTATGTTCTTGTATTGTAACGTCTAGACCAGTGGCTCTCAACTCTTCGGCCAAAGCATCCTGATATCGCTCTACCAAGGAAGAGCCAATGTCTACTCCTTCAGTTACGTCTTCTGGCATATCATCAATAACTTTATTCAAGAAGTCATTCATTGTAGCTGATTCTGTTGTAGTCAAAGAATCGAAGTCCTTTTCCAAAACCCTGGTCAGCTCAAAAAAGTTTGCGTCAGGGTTCGTTACCTCTCCAGAGATAGAAATCTTCTTTGTTGGAGTAGCTAAGATCAATGACTTTGCACCACTTTTTCGGAGCAAATCTATTTCGGACAAAGAAGCAAACTGACCATCCGCGTGATTGATAACTAACGTAGAACCCTCTAGGTATGGTTCTTTTGTGGACAGTTCTATTGTTCTGGAAGCTAAATCTTGCTTCTTACGGGCAATTACCAATCGCCGTATCTTACCTTCTGGTGTATGTATAACCAAGTGATAAACAGGCTCTTGGTGTAAAATCTTAATGGTTTCATCAATAGACTTTACTATTGGCATAACACCAACAAAGTCTGTTTCATTTGTATCAACCAATCGTTCGCTTTTAATCTGATCGATAGCTTCTTGCTTGGATGCTCCCGAAAATTTCCCAGTGCGACGTGTAGTTCTCTTTCCATTTTTATAATCAGCTATTCGCCAAACATCATTTTTATCTTGGTAGATTACTACATCTTCAGCAAAATAATTTGGTCGGTACATTCCGCCTGGTATGTCATCATTGTTTGATACAACAGAACTTGCTTCTTCGGCAGAAACTGAACGTCTCATTAATGCAGTATTTTGCGCCTTGTATTCTGTGGTAGCGTCTGCCGCAACATTACCCCTGTAAATCGCTTCAAAAGTCTCCCCTCTTTCCGTTTTTGCAAACAGTGGAACTTGTCTAGGTGGAACAGCATCATACATTTCATTGTTAATTTCAATTCTAATAGAAGCACCATCCACTTTACCAGTAGATGAAAATGACCGTGCTAAAGACATAAGCGTGTCTTTGGCGTCAGGACTTCTTAATAGGTTAAAATGAACAGCATTTCTTCCATCCTTGGTAGCCTCAAACACAATGTTTCGAATTTCAATGTCATTCAAACCATCATCACCAACAATAAACAACTCATTGTCTCTGACATCTACAGAAAACGAAGACTCTATTGTTTCAGTCTCACTTTGCCGAATGAAGGAGTAGTTCTGAGTAATAGGAGTTTTATCCAAGTACGCTTGAATTTGCTCTGAAAGTTCCTCAGGCATTGTTCCTTCGTTAATGCGTTCTTGAACTTCTTGCCTGGTAAAGCCAGCAAAATCATCTTCATAAATTGTAGATATCTGCAGTTTGTTTTGCTCGAGCTTTTGATTCAGTTCATAAGCACCTGCATTTTCAGAAACGCCAATCCACTTCTTTACACTTGAACCCTGTTGTGATGGCTCATCCGATTCTAACAAACTTTCAACATCAAGTCCCAAGGAAGACAACTTAGGGTTTTGATTGAGAGGAATAACAGGCAAGCCTATTTCAATCATTCTATTGCGAACGTTGTCTGTTATTTTGATAGCACTGTAAGGAACACCATTCGGGTCTTCGATAAGTACTTCCTGAAAAGAAATGCCAGCTTGCTTTAACTCAGACCTAATCTTGCTACCATAAGCTAAGTTGTCAGCTTGATAAGCAATAAAATCTGGACGCTCGTCACTCAGAAGAAGCTCACGAAGAGCAAGTCTTGCATCACCAAACAAGTTGTTCAGTTCCTTGGGTGGATTTTTTGCTAGTCTCTCTTGCTCGTGCTTTATCTTCTGCTTAATCAAAGCCTCTTTCTTTTTCCTTAGCTTTGTGTCCCTTATCAGTTTAACAAAACGTAATTCAAGATACAGGTTTGATATGTTAGATGCTACGTCCGATGAAGGGGTGTTTACAGCATCCAAGAACATTATTGAGTTATCTCCAAACTCAGCACTTCGTAAAAGCAAATGAGAGTTACCTCGTTCCATTATGACTTCATTTTCACTTCTGCCTCTGAAGAAAATACTTTCAATTGTTACAGATGGTCTTTCCGTAACCAAGTTAATACTAGCCTTCCTAAGTTCCTCAGAAGCTTTGGCCCACCTAGGGTTTGTGGATAAGTCCTCTTCCCTTAGTATGCTCTCGTAAAACTTTTCATCTGTAATTCTAATGTCTTCTATCGAAGCCTCAATGCGCTCGGTTGACTCTCTTATGGCCTTGTTTGCTTCATTTCTTTTGCTTCGAATAATCTGATCTATTTTGGTAATGGTAAATTGGCTTTTTACTTCTTCATATCCCTTTGCGTCTATTTCCTCAGAGAGTGACTTCACATCAAAAATGTTACTTTGTTTTCCAAAGTATTTTTTAAGTTGCTCGTTGCTTGTTGCTCTTTGTATCTCTACTGCGTAGCTTTGGCTGCTTCGACCTCGAATGTCTTCTAGAAGTTTTTTTGCTTTATTGATAATGTTGGCTTGATCATAAAGGCCTTCAGCTATCTCTGGAGTATCTAGTCTTTGCTGAGACAAACTAGGGTGAATTGGTAAATTTACCGCAGTATCAACATAAGACGCCCTACCAAGTTTTCCCGCCTTGGCATTGTTTGTTTTTTCAGTAACCTTCAAATGCTCTTGATAAGACTGCATCACTGGTTTGCTTATCACACGTGATTTGTTTTTCTTTGCTTTACTGCGGCTCTTGGACAGTTCTCTATCTCTAACATCTCTACTGCTGAAGTTGTCAAAGTATCTGTTGAGATTGTAATTGAAATCTTTTTTCCTGACTTCAATCTCAGCTGGATTCTTTTTGAGCTGATAAAAAACATCATCAACTTCCCATTTGTATCGAGAGAATCCTTCTTTCATTTTTTCCATTATAAGTATCTTAGAAACACGAAGCCTTATGTCAGCGTGTTCTTCTAAGGATAGCTTATGAGGCTCTGCAAGGTGTATTTCTCCAATCTCTATTGAGCCACCTACCTTTCTGTAAAACACGTGAGCATACTTGTCCTTATAAGATATAAGAGCCTTGTCGTATTGATCCATCTTTTTGGAAGGAGCATTGTAATTCACATCTGAAACAACTTCCAAGGTAGAGTTATCAACAAATGTGTAGTCCTCTGCATCTTTGATATATCTTACAATCTCGTCAATCTTATTACCTGGGAGTTCTGACAGATTTAAAAAGTCAAACAAACCCAATGATTTTAAATAGGCTTCTTCTCTAAATAATAATGTCTTGTCGAAGTAATCAAGCAAATCAGGCAGGCTGACATTCTCTTCCAAATCATTCTTGAAGGAGCTAATTTCTGATAAGACGCCTTCTGATTCTAATCTATCTATTCGTAGCCTTTCAAAAAACTTAACAGGATCTTTTCCTCTTACTACTGCAGATACTGTCAAGACAGCCATCTGAAAATCAACACTGTCGATATCGTTTCCAATTTTCGAAGACACTGCTGCCAAGGCTCTATGTGCTCTTTGGTATCCGTTTGTCTTCTTTAAATCAATGTACAGACCAATTAAACCTGGCAACCCTTCAGGACCTTTTTCTCCTTTTTGTTTTGCTCGATCCTCTAGCTTTTTGGATATGTTTTTTACCAAGACTTCATTACCTGTAATCAAAGCATCAGCTAAGGTTTGAACTGTTCTTTTGTTGGCAGCAGTCATATTCTGTACAGCCAGTGCTGCATCCGTTCTACTTTCACCAAACCGATTATAAATAATGTCAATCATATCAGATCGTTCAATCATAACTTTATTCTTGCTTGGCTTCATACCTTGAACTATGGTGTTATCACCATTCTTGTTCGCGATATGACTGTAAACGTACCCTTGGTGAGATAACAATCTTGCTACTCCCCCTTCCGATCGATAATAACTGTCCAGTATTCTAGCTTGTTTATTAAGAGGAATTAAGTCGTGAATGTGCATATATGCTCTGGAAGTAGCAGGATTAAATGCACCAGCACCCAAAAATGCCCCCTCAATACCTCCAATCAAATAGCCTGTTAACGCTGACGCTGTAGTTTCCAGAGCACCTCGAGCAACATATTGTCCCGGTCGATCTTTGTAGTATTGATCCTGTCTAATTTTTTGTACGGCCTGTTCGTAAAGTTCTTGATTTCTAACTGGTATTTGCCCTGTAGGATCTTTTGGGGTGGTCATTTCAATAAATAACCCACCAGCAAGAGGGCTAACTCCTTCATACAAAGAAGCACCAACAAACTGCTTTACAGTTTGAGCTGTACTGGTGCTCGGAAGAGCGCGGGCTGTTTGCGCACCAAACATAACACCCTTCGTTAGTGTAGAAGGGTAAGAAAGGAAAACGCCTTCGTGATCCATCATAACGGCCTGAGCAAAACCTAAGTCTGTAGCTGCGCTATATAAAGGTCCTGATGTAGCCCCCAGTCCCACTACCAACTGTTGCTGACCTACCATAAAATCGCTGTCTTGATAAGTTAAGCCATCTACGATTCTTTCCTGCCAACTAAGTTCTAAGTTTCTTGTCGGAGTAAAATACTCCGGAATATACTTTTCATAGTGTGCTTCTAGTCCAGCAATACCACCTATAGGAACAGGAGCGTCTGGGAGCAATAAAGCTAAACCAGGACCTGCCATAGGGGTTAAACCAACAAAGTCTCTTAGGTTTATTGCTCCAGACAAAGCAAATGGAACGTGGTCCAAAGCGTTTGTTCCTGCAAGAGCAAGTTCTCTACCAAAAAATTTATCAGCTGACTCTAAGTAAGGAAGCGAAGTCTCATATTGGCCTGGAAAGTTTTCTTTAATATATTCTTTGGTCCATTCCATAAGCTGATTGTAAGATATCTTTGGCTTGACATCAAACATCCCTTCCGCGTCTGTCTCCACTAACAACAACTCATAATTAGCTTCTATGTGGTCAAGTAGGTCTTCGCCGATAACTGGGTTTTCAAAAAACCAAGCCATCGGATGCAGAGGCTGGCCTTCAAAATCTTCATCGCCGACTGCTTCTAAGCCGCCTGCTTGATTTTTCAACTCTTCATATCTACGCGCCCATTCAACATTCCAGCTGTTCCATCCTCCCCCTAAAACATCAGCGACAGTTGGCCCTAACACAAGTTCTTCTGGCAAAACCAAACCATATATATCATCTAAACTTAAGGCGAATGGCATTTCAGCAATACCGGCTTCAGCAACGGCAGACCCCTGCTCAAACAAAAACATTCCAAGACCAGACTCTTTGGATATAGTTCCAGCCTGAACGTCTACAGATGTGTTTCTTAAGGCGTAGTCCACCCCTTCATTAAACGTGCTGGTAAATGTTTGAAGTTGTGCTCCAGCTTCTAACTGTCTGCTGTAAGCAAGCAAGTCATCCCATTTAACTCTATTCTGCTCAACCGCGTCTTTTACAGTGGCAAATGGTCCTAAGCTATCGCCGCCAAAAAATGACTGTAAAGCCTGTGGTAAATCTCTTATGGGTACTTCAGCAAAGCTAGCCTCTAATAACTCGTCTTCACTGTTCATCATTGTGATTTGCCGCGCTACAGGAGTAGCAGCCATACCCAATGGATTTTCACCATACTCGTATACGTCTTTCAAGGTCTGATCGGATTGTCGTAACTGCTGCTTTACTTTGGATATGTTATTTGTGTCTTCAAAAAAGATTTGTAAAACAGCCTCTTCTTTATTGGCATCGGATAAATTTAAATAATACCCTTGTGTCGCTATATTAACAAGACTTTTGATAAAAGGGTCGTCCGCCACGTATGTTTTCTTAGGATCGTATTCTTTGTAATACAAGTCCCAAAAGCCCGTAACAAACACTTCCCAGTTGATATCTTCCATTTGTATGGTTTCATACGTTCCATTGTTAACATTCTGAAGTATTTCAGAAGCCAACTCTTCTTCCTTGGATTCTAAGTCTTCTAAAGCATTTTCAAAAGCAAAGTCAGGAGTAATTATATCAAACCCTCTAACCTCTAGACCAGAAATAATACCTAAAACATCAAACCCAAGAGGAGCTCCTCGTCGATTTTCAAGCTCCAGATATACTTGTGTTAATGTATCTCGTTCTCTGATTACTTTATCGAGCTGTTCTTTTATTTGCTGCTTTGTCTCTGGGTCTTCTTCTTCGTTAAACCTTTTCGTCAAGGTAATAGCATTGTCCGAAGCATTATCTGCTTGAACTCGCGCCACGTTTATTTCCTTGTCTGCAGCACCACCAAAAATTTGTGTTGAACCAACAGTTATAAGATCATCAGCACCTTCAGAAACTTTCTGAAACATACCTCTTTCATCTGGCCCAAACGCTGCAGTTAAGTAATCTTTCCACTCTTCGTGGTTTTGTTGGTAGTCAAACTGAATTTCCTTTTCTAATTCCCTTGCAAAAAGTTTATTTGGGTCATCCTCGCTACCAACAGAAGGTAACAGGACGTCAAGATTGGCAAGCTTACTAAATACTATGAAATCCTCTCTTCTGATACCAGCCCCTCCTTGAGGTTTATCTGCAGCCTTAGAAAATTCCAGTAATGGCACATAGCGTTCAGGCATCGACCAACCTGTTTCCCAGCTATCCTTCTCAAGTGTTGGGGTAAGTCTTTTTGCATCCTCAATTTTCGCATCAAAAATTTCTTGAGTTACTTGTACAAAAGACGCGTAGTCTGTGATGCCTAGTTCTTGAGCAAGCCTTTTTACCGCTTGCTCGTCACGAGTTCTTGGGTATTCAGTGTAAACGCTGAAGACCTCTTCGAAGTTTTGTTTGAATGTAAGTGACCCATCTTGAGTTCGTTCATCCATACCACTGGCCATACCAGTAATAAACCGTTGCCATTTTAAAAGCTGTTCTTGGTTTTCTCTAAGAAGCTGAATGCGCTCAGGCTCTGTTTGAGCATAATAATTTTCTGCTTCCTTGGATTTGCTTGGATCGGCAATACCAAGAGAAACAAGGTCTGCTCTTTGGGTTTCTTTTGAACGCTCTACATAATCTTCATAGTAGTCATCAAGGCCACTGGGAACACCATACGCAGCTATGAATAAAGCGTTTAGCTCAGAATCGGCTGCTTTCGCTTCTTGACGAAATTGTTTATTAACTCGCGCAAGAATTTTATCGCGATCGGCCGGAGTTCTAGAATAAAAATCACCCACTTCCTCTACGGCTCTGTTCAAAACAATTTCATCAATCTGATCTTTTGCATTCAAGTATCTAGTTATCGCAGAATCTTTTCCGGTAAAGTCTGCTACTTTATCAGCTGGCAACCGACTTACAATTGGATCAGCAGGGTTCAAAGGTGTAAGTTTATTTTGCTGCGCCCATAAGTTAAAAGTATTCACCGTGTTGATAAAGCTATCTAAGTCTTCTGATGTTTCCAAACCCTTCCCGAAATCTTTTATATCTATGCTTTCTTTAACCTCTCTTCCAATAATTTCCTTAATGTTGGATTTTTGATTTTGAATGTTGTTGATATGGGTCAAGTAGTATGACTTGTATGTTGAAAAAGTTAAGTTCCGTAAAGCACCTATTTGTTCGTCATTAAAACGACTCTTATCAAAATTATCAAAGGTTTTTTGAGCCTCTGCCATTGCAAAATCTGTCACTTCTTTAAGAAGCGCGTCTGTGTCCAAAAAAACTTCTTGTGGCGTAATTTTTCTAGGCTTTGCCACTTCCACTGCTGATGGCTCTGCCACTTCCACTGTTGATTTTATATAAGCTTCTCTAACTTTCTCTTGGTCTTTCTTAAACTGCTCTTCGCTTATTAACACCTCTGGAAGTTCAACCTTAGGCTTTGCGTAATCCATTACTATGTTAATGTAACGCTGTGCCGCTGGTGTAGGATTTTCTCCAAGAATCTTTTGTTCATCAAGAACTTGTTTCCAGCTGTCCATATTAAGAGGAAGGCCTTGTTGTAAAATCTTCTTGTGGACCGACAAGTAAATTTTACGGTCAACTCCTTCTTCATGTATAAATTTATTCAGTTCTTCAAAGAGTTCTTGGTCGGTGGCCATACTTACCTCATTAATTCAATTATGATCATCTTATCATCCTGATCATCATATGGCATCATCATATGTTCCCTTTCCAGTACATCGTTCATTTTGTCTCTTGTCTTTGTGGCCTTGTGATTTCCTATGGGCATCATTTCTTGGGCAGATTCCAAGACAAATGATTCAACATCAGCTCGAGGAGGATTGAATACCACACCCTCGTCAATAACCTCAACTGTTCCATCAGCAAGAGGATCACCCGTGTGTAGCTTCACTTCTTCTCCAGTCTCTCTGTCGTGAACGTGAGCACACAGACCATTTTCAATCTCGTGTATTTTGGTCACCAAGAATCGATCGGTAAGATATCTGCGGTAGTGCTTAGACTCTTCCGTGGAAGACATATCATCTATGATCGCTTGGTCTAGATCAACCATTTTATCTGATGGACACGTATTCATTATTTCTCCTAAGGATTTTTTATTTTGATAACTGAGCTTCTATAATGTTATATCTGTTGAAATCTCTCATTTGATCAACAATCTGTTCTGTTCCATCAGGAGCGACCAATCTAAACTGAGGCCTACCATTTTCCCCAATTGTAATGTAAACCTCAAAGTCATTTAACATCATCACAGGCTCACCAGTTTTTAATTGTTTTTCATAGGCAGATTTTATTTTAGTATTGGCAATTAATTTTTTTCCTTCTGGCATCGCATCAAGTATGTCTGCGTCAACAGGACTGACAGGAATTTCTTCAGTTGTACCTAGTCCACTTGTTGTAATTGGAAGGCCACCACCACCTGCCATTTCTGCTCGTCTGTCTTCAACCTCTCGAGCCATATTACTGTAATATGCACTAAGAACTGGCATAGACATTTTATTTACCATTGCTTGTATTTGTTCTGAGCTAAATTCAGGATTCCCGCGCTTTTCGTTCAGCCATAGAATCTCTCCAATGAGGGCCATTCTGTCGCTCGTTGTAACTTCTGGCTCTTTCTCCTCTTTGTCTTTTTTTCCAGAGAAAACGCCACGTATTCGGTCCATTACAGGAGGGCGCATTGATTCATCAACAACTCTTCCCTGATCGTCATAGAATCCTTCTAGTGGATCTCTTTTAAATCTACCGCGAATTAGTGGGTCTAGATTTTCTACTGGAGGAGGTTCTTCGGGCTTTTCGGTTGGGATAAAATCAATCTCTGCCGGCGCAAACTCAAAGTCAAAGTCATCCTCTAGTTCGTCTGTATCTTTCCTCTTAGGTATTTCAATCTCTGGACGACGCATTTCAATCTCTGGACGAGGTATTTCAATCTCTGGACGACGCATTTCAATCTCTGGACGACGCATTTCAATCTCTGGACGACGCATTTCAATCCCTGGACGAGGTATCATACCTGCTATATCAAGATCGATGTCTCGGCTTCTCTCAATGGGTTCTCTACGCTGTATAGCCCCTGCTTGTTGAAATGGAGAGCCTAATCTTAAGTTGCGTATACCTAACTCCGCAAGACCTCCATAGATGTCTGAGGTGTCTCCAGAAAGAGCTTTCTCCAGCTGCTCTGACAAACCAATCTTCTGCATTTCCAAAGCATCTATTTGGTCTTGTATTTGCTTATTCTTTGCTTCTGCTGCTTGACGTTGTTTCGCTCTATTTATTTCTGCTTTTTTTCTTGCTGCGTCAAAAGACGTATCAATAAATACTCCTGTCCCAGAAGAGCCTTCAAATTTTTTTTCAGCCTTATCTTTTGTCTCTTTTTTAATTTCTTCATAGGCAACGAAGCTTGGATCGTCTAACCTCCTTGAAGCAGATTCAGGATTTAGACCATACACACCTTTGAAAGCATCATAGAATTTTTCGAAATCTATATCCGACATTTCTTCTACATCACTAAAAGTGGTAACCTTGTCGTATCCTTCTTCGCTTGGAACACCATACAAGCTTTTCATTGCCGTTTTCAGTTTTTCTTCCCTTGCTGCTGGGTCTGGAAAAGCGTCTCTAAGCGTAGTTTGTAACCCTTTGGCATCTATGACGTCTCTAAAAGCTCCTATCCCGGTAGTATCAGCAATTTGTTTAGCGATGTCTTCAATGTTGCTTACTGCAAAAGCATCGTCCATAGCATCGTCTATTTTTTTCTTGCTAACAATTAATGCTTTTGTGGCTGCTTTTTCCTTACTAGATGCAACTCTGTCTGCGGCTCGTTTATCTGTAGCCGCACTCATTTTATATCGAGTAGTTTCATCTGCAATAACTTTTTCAATGTCGTATTCAGATTCTTTCTGCCTTTCCAACTTGTCTATTCGAGCTTGGATATCAGATCTCATCTTGGTTAATGTTTTTGGAGGTAAGCCAGCAAGACGCTCAAGCAACTGTTGGTTCATTGCAAAGCGTCGATTGGTAAAAGAACTCAGGGTGTTAATGAATACAGATCCAGCAACGTACGGTTCAGTCGGGTCAAAAAATGCTTGTGTAACAGCCATTGTCTACTTCCTTAATTTCGCAATAAATTCATCACTGGCATTTGGTATACCTATATCTTTCAAAATCTCTCTTATCTTAGCATCATCCATTCGTGGAGCGAACCGTAACTGTCTCATTGCTTTTGTCGCTTCTTTCTCTTCCAATAGCTTACCTTGTTTTGCTGCTTCTGCGTACAAAGCATCAACTGTCTCTGTTTTTGGTTCGATTGCTCCTGCTGCAGCCACATCTCCAAAGATTGAGCCAAGTGCTCCTGCAAAGCTAGATACAGCCGCCCTCTTTTGCTTCTGTCTTTGACCTTTGTAAGCAATCATCTGTTCCATACGTCTGAGGTTTTGATCGGCTTTAGCTAAATCAGCCTGCGCCAATGTCATTCCGGATTGTCTACCCACTTCTGCAATCGTTTGTTGTTCAGCTCGTCTACTTCTCTCTAAGTCTGCAGCAGACAACTCGCCTCCCATAGCGGCTTCACCTGCTTCTCTTCTCATTCTTTCTTCCCTGGCCATTCCTCTTACGGGGGCCATTTGAGCCTGTACAAGCAGTTTCTTTTCTTCAGCAGACAACCCCATTTCATCATCTGCTTGCATCTTTCGAAGTCGAGCAAGTTCTTCATCTACATACTTCTCATCTTCGCCTTTTAACCTTTCAAATGCTCCTAACTGAACAGCCAAGTCCAGTCCTCCAAGAATTGCTGCTGGTCCAAGTTTAAGTGCTTGATCTCTACGCTGTGCCTTTCTTCGCTCTGCAATAAGGGCTTCTTTTTCCTCTTGTCTGTTGCCTATCCTTGCAATTGCCTGTTTTTCCTCGAGAGTAAGTGGTGGAACTAACTGTGCCACCGAAGGTGTTATGTACTCTGGAGGTGGCTTTCCAATAGGAGAACCTTCTTCTCTTGTTGACAACAAAGGATTTAGAGAGGGATCTCTTAATCTTGTTTGGTAGGTCAATAAGTTTTCTAAAACTTTAGAGTATGTGTCATCTGCATCAGTGGGGGAAAATGTCTTCTCTACTGTGGTACTTCCAAACCCTGGAATTGTAGTTATTGTGCCATCATCATTAACTTTAAACTTGTTTCCTGCGTCATCTTGTACAATGCCATCAGCACTGTAAGCAAGCAATTGCTTCCATTTGTCTTCGCCTGTTGGTAAAGGAGCTGTCCCTGAGGTTATTTCTCTAATCCTACGCTTCTCTTCTTCAGTCAACGTATGACCTTTAGATTCAAGATCCGCAACAGGGTCATATGTCCCCTCTGAGAATTTAGTTGTGTCTCCATATATAGCCATCGTTACGCCACTCCATATCCGTACATTTTATTCATTGCTGCATCATACTGAGACACGCCGCCGCCTCCCATCATAGATACAATGTCGCTATCAGTATCCGCTTCTACAATTGGTGCTAAGTCAGGACCTCTCTTCCCTCCTTCTTTCGCTCTTTTGGAAGCTCGTAATGCGTCCCTCTGAGCTTGCTTGGCAAGCTTCTCTTTGTCTTTACTCAACCGGAAAGCACTTTGTAATTGCTTGAACTCTGCCATATCTTGTCTTGATTGACCAAGCATACCACCAACCAATCCTATTGCACCACCAACAAATGCTCCTACTGCGCCAAGTCCTACATCTTTACCCATCTTATAACCCTGAGCAGCCCCTTGAGCAGCACCACGGCCTCCAGCCAAAAGAGTGTCCTTTATATCTGTTGTATCCGACAATGTAGGAGCATCCTTGTCTAGATACCCTGCTGACTTAGCACTGTCGTATCTCTCTTGGGCTTTTTTGTTGTCATATGATGTCAATGCCATCTTTCACCTACCTGTAAATTACTTCAATGTGCATATTGCGTTCACGAACCATTACTTGATAAAAATTATACGGACCTGGACCTGGAGATGAAGGTACATCTGGTGCAGCCTTAACCCGAACACTAACATTATTCATACCTCGATTCAATGTAATCATAGCCGATATAGAATGGTTCTTGAAAGCAAAACCATCAAAATTCCAATACAGGTATCGTTCTGTACCACTTACTTTTGTATCGTTTACATATAAAGCAAACGTAGCTGCCAAAACATCATTGTGTTCTACCTTGTCACGAGTTAAACCAGCCGTAGGAGTATTGTCGTCTAAACCAGAGTTTCTGTTTCCACTTACCGCTTCTTTTTCCAAACAAAAGAAACACGAGTTCACGATAGCTACACAAGTCTCGCCTTCATCTTGGTTGAGGTCTGCATATATGGTTGCGCTCAGACCAGGGATCGGAACATAGCCCTGTGAAATGTCATTTGTAATAACAAACGTATACAAGTTGTTACTAACCTGTCTGGTGTGCAAATCACTGCTTACAAGCAATGTTCTTGGCGAAGGAGCACCATAGAACTCCGGACGAACAATCTTGCGCTCCTTGCACCATTTTAAGCTTGTATCAAAGTCTGTAGAATCAATACCACCATTGATAAAGTCTTCTAGTTTCTGGAATATGGAATTGACCGCACTAGCTGTCAACGTTCCCGCTGTTAATGTAGGTATTGAAATAGGCATTATCTTTTAATCACTCTGGCTAACATTTGCACTGAATCGACTATAGCAAAAGCATTGGATGCAGTTCCGTTCGCTTCTATTACTTTCCCCTGTAACGCGACAGCAACATTGTGAGTACCTAAGTTGAAATCTGATGGACGAATGGCTGCAACAATTGTACAGCTATAACGAGTCCGAGCGTGATGTTGTGAACCTGTACTGCCTATTGCTATAAAATTATTGAACCTTCTTTCTGTGCCCTCAACGTAATTTAATACAACCCCTGCACCTACATCATCCCACAACAACCGGAAATGAACTTCTTGTCCACCTCTACCGTGTGAAGCTATGCTAGAGGTCGTTACGTTTGTTCTGAAACTAAACGAACAATTAACCAGTATCCACTCATAATCTTCACAGGTTATTGCAGCTGTTCGTCCCACCATTATTGGATGACCCGACGTGTCATTCTGAACAGTGGTGAATAGGTTACTGGTAATTGTGTGATCTGTATCCGAAGAATACAAATACACACCCTCTGTTTTAAAAACTTTCTGAACAGAACTAGAGTCTAAGTTTCTTCTGTCGATTCCCTCGTCTCGAATGTTATCAGCATTGATTGCGGTTGGGACAGCATTTACCTCGTTGATAAATGTATTCAATGTATCAACCGTTATCTCATCACCAATCTTTATCGATGGTATTGTAATAAAAGCCATTGCTACCTCTTCTTTGCCTGAACAACAAGATTACGATCTTTAATTGTATAAAAGAAAGCTTCACTCTCTTCTATCTTACCTAAGTTGTTTCTAAATATCTTTGCTTCCACAGACACCTTTATTTGCCCTGCAACCGCCTGCAAAGCACCAGTCATATAAGTGCTCTGTGATTGACGCATAAAAGGGTAGCTGAAAGTCTTACAAACATCCTCTCCTTGGATGCGTAAACGAAAGTCTGCAAAGTGTTCCTGAACCTCGTGGTAATCATTCATATCAAAAAAGTAGTTTCCCCAGTTGGTGCTTACTCCAGATTCATAACTATCCAAAACAGAAGTACTGTCAATTTCCCAAATAAAATAACAACCAAAATGAGCCACCACTACACAGTCAACAGGCACGTCCAAAGTCATCGACATTACCTCAACAAACTGAACACCCTTGTCTTTCATCTCAAAATCTGTAAGAGACGCTTGTGTTTCAATATCATTAAAGGTTTCGTAGTCTATTAAATTAGAACCGATTCCCTTTTCCGGAAGGTTCTCTCTGTCCAGATTGCCGTTGATCTCGTGAGCCAACGTTTGCATATTTTGTCGAATCCTGGTTGGCTCTACAACCTCACCAGTTCTAACCTCAAATTTTTTGTACTTGAATCCCATTATCTTGTCAGACTCCCACCAAACTTATCTGTCAGATTGATAACATCTCTACTGCCACCAATACGTCCTTCCAAGTTATATGATACAATCTCCATCTCATCAGAGCAAGTAAATCTCAGCTTCAGCTCGTTGATTGGCCCTTTTTGCATTGTGGAAAAGTCCATACGAACAATTACTGGGCGGTGCTCTTTGTAAACCACACCTGCGTTTGTAGATACACTTCCATACAAAGGAAAGAGATTGTCTTCCAACGCTCTCTTCTGTGTACCACTTGCTGTGGTAGCTACGGTAGCTGGCTCTCTGTTTGTAAACACAGACAGGTTCAATGTGTTTCCATAGCCAACTACTCTGGCCTGTACTCTAGCAGGGGAGAAATTCTCGTACACAGAATTGAAAGGTATGTTGACTGTCTCATATACAGACTCAACAGCTCCCAACTCTCCTTTTTGATTGGTGCTACCATAGACATAAATCCCCCTAGCACCAGTCGGGAAACTTGGGCCTACAGACAATAAATACCCCCTGTGGTCTTGCACCTCAATCATACCAGCTGTTTCCATTTTATCGTAAATAGACCAAGCCCCAATCTCGTACGAGAATTTCAAAATTGTATCAGGTACTCTTTTGTCATCGAGACAAACTGAAAGCCAATACTCTCGATCTCGATGATATACTACAGAGCGAAAACGCTCTGCAAACTCAAAGTTTACTCTGTTAAAAATGTCTCTGAGGCCCTGACTAAGCTTTACAAATTTTGTTTGAGAGGACGACGCGGCCAATGTTCCATCCAGAACATAAACACCATCGTGAGCCAAAAACACTAGCCCTACACCAGGGACTTCTTTAACGGTGGCTGCTGAGATACAACCTATGTCTGTTGTTAGTGTTTGACCGAAGAATCCACTTACAGGATCTCCCTTGATTAAATAAATACCACGCTGCTTAAACACAACCAAAGAATCACGTGTCGGATACAAACCTGTTATCAAAGAGGTTTGCTTGTCACTAAAACTGAAAACATTATCCGGAGGAAACACCTCTGGATTTAATGGTCTGCTGTACCTGATATCAGATGTCATATCGTCAGCAACAAACATTGTATTTTTATACACAGCAATGTGTGTTGAGTTTTTTGGGAAATCTCCAAAATCACTAGGCAAAGACAACGAGCCTACATCAAAGTCAGATGCTCCATCAACATATATGGTGGTCACGTTGTCCTGTATTTCATCCACAAAGTAAAACTCTTTTCCAAATAAGCTTTCCTTGGGGAGAGTTACAACACTTGAACCCTCAATGAAATTAATCATATTCAGTGTTCTGTAAATACGTCGAGCCACTGTTCCTATTGGTCCTGTTGGAATGTTTACAGCTACAAACTGCTGATACTCTCCTTGACCTAGCCCTGACTCTCCTGGTCCTGTTGTATCAAATGAAATCTTTGTAGACTCTGGTGACATCTGACTTTCTTGGCCGCGTTCATTAACAAAAGTAACCACATATTTAAAAGCGTTGTCCGAGTTTTCATAGCCAACTCCAGAAACAAACGTCTCGCGTATTTCGGTTTTCTCTGTAACATATGCCGTTGGGCTATTTGGTTTTCCAGTAAATCCAGCCCGTGTACACTTCTTGCCATCAAATACCAAAGGAGCATCCTGGCCATTGACCATATACAGGTTAGAGCCGTACATAGCAAAATCTGTGTGGCTCACTTCTTCGCTTTGGGTTGCCTTTCTGAACTTGGTTGTACCATCAAAAGCATTGCCATCTGCATATTGTATTATTGTGCGTGGATTGCTCGGTGCTTTTGACCCGTTGAAATGTAGTATTCGGCCTGCTCGGTCTTCGTAGATTATCCACTGCAAAGAATTTCCGTGCTGACAAAACCAGTAAATAGAATTGGGCACAGACTCACTGTCGTAAATGTTGACCGTGTTACCAGTCAACGCAGTTACAGTTCGATCACCAATTGTTAGAGTTGTAGTCTCTTCATAATCAGATACAATCCGCCTGTATCCTTGGCTCGTTCTCCAAGAATCCTGATCGCTCCAAGTCATATTCTCGATGGTAAAAGCTTGGTTCGGTCTAGTATCCCAACGCTGGTCTATTCCCCGAAGAGGAGATACAATAAATTTAGCTGTTTTTATGCTCATGAGATTGTCGGTGTTCCATATCTGTTTATATTACGACTGCTTTTATCAAACCTTCCAAAACGTTTCTTCTCAACATCTCGAGCTAGATAGCGTCGTCTCATTTGCATCTTAAGCTGTTCTGCTCTTCTTTCAAACAATTGAGACTGAACGGTGTCTTGCATCTGTAAAAACATATCCTGAAGAGTTAAATACACCAACACCATATGATACTGGCGTGGTAATACTGGAGCATCGTTGTCAGCTACCAAGTCTTTTGGTCTACAATGATATCGCAGATGAATGTTCCTGTCATCAGCTGGAGTGTAGTAGAATCTTATGTATTGTCTCGGACCAGGATCTGTCCAACGCAAAACATCTGTAGAACTGCTGAACCGAAACAAAGCAGTATTCTTATACTGAAAAGTTGCTTTGGGGTGTAGCTGCTCATCATCAAACACTTTGGTTATGCTGTCTACTGTACCAACCAGCATCCACTTTCCATCGTTGGTTACATCTCGACGATAAATGAGCTTATCCATTCCACTGTCAATTGGTTTTACTGATGAAGCCGTTGCATAAAAACCTGTGTCATCCATATTGGCCAGCTGAACAAAAGAATTTGCCCCGGTTGGAATTGTAACTTGAACTGGTAGAGATGGAGGAGATTCACGTCCTTCTCTGTATATGGTGTACATATACTCGTACGTTACACCCTGCTCTAGCATATTGTTTGTGGCACTACTTAGCGTTGCTGTTGTAGCTGTTGGCTTCAGAAGTGGTGGGTCATCAATGATATGCTCATCTTCAACAACAATACTAGGCTCTCCAGTGTTGTCTGCATCCAAGTAAGCATACTCTTCACGGCTTCTACTGATGAAGTTTAGCTTACCACGGTCGTCGTTTCGATCAATGTAACAGAGAACTTCTACACAATCTTCCGGCAGAACAAAACGTTGGAAGGTTATCTTCCAATTATATACAGATGAGCCATCCGCAGTTCCATCCCAGTCGTCACTGATATAAAATGTTCTTGGGTCTTCTACTCGGATTATGCGAAACTCTGTACCTGTAGTTGTGTTGGTTAACGTCTGCCCTTCCATTTCTATGGTTGCATTAAAGGCAACAGTTGTCGTGACTTTCCTAGCATTTGTGGCACTGGTAACTTGTATACCTATGCTGTCTGTTGAAGAACCATCTACTTGTTTCCTCAGCGTAATCTCTCTTTCTTTCTGCAGAAAAAGCCAATGAGCTGAGTCACACAACTCTTGGTATCGATCGTTCATCCGCCTTACAACAGAATCTCTGTACTGCTGCAAGTCCGGTGAATAATCCATCTGATCAAATATGCGTTGTCTTATCTCAGATACATTCATCGGGCACTCCAATTAAAAAAGGGGATGGCAAGCCACCCCCTCCATTTATTACAGATATGGAATCTAGATAGATTACAGATTCATCGGGTTTATGAGATAAACTGATGAAGAGGCTGTATCATCCGCTGCTTTTTTAACACAAACAGCAACTGGTAGTGCATCACCACCAGAGCCAAAAGCAGCGTCTGTAGTGTATATATCAAGTAAACCAGCGTCACTACTAGATGTTAAAAAGTCACCATCAGTAACTGCACTTTCATCTACTTTTGCAAAAGTACACATACCTTGTACTTGCACCAGTCCTACTTCTCCCGAAGCAATTGCTTCTACTGCAACACCAATACCTTGAGCGTTCAGGGCATCACCTGTATCACAGATTTTAACGTGATTACCATAACCATTCGTAGGTTCGGTAGCGGCAAAATCCAAAGCTACAAGATCACCTTTTGAAATAGCTTCAGAAGCGTAAAATCTTCTAATCTGCTTTGGTGAAGCTAGGTTAACTGATTCACCACCAGCACCATCTTTACGTGTTCCGATTCCATCGACTTTTAATGGGATTGTACTCATTTTCTTATTCTCCTAAGATATACGATTAAAAGGTTTCAGCGTCGCCGATTACAGCAGAGCTTGCGAATGATTCTGCCCAGAGTTGACCTCTAACAAGAACCTCAGATACGCGTACTTGGTAACCGTTTGATACTGGTGCAAAATCTGACATTGAGAAGTATCCATCACGGATAACTTTGGACCAACAGAAGTAGATTGCATTCAAGTCAATCAATACCATACTGTGTCGGATACCAGAAGTTGTGTAATCACCAAGGTGAGTACTAACGTGAGCAGGAACACCACTGATAAGTAGGTTCATATTTGCTCCATCTAGAGTATCGTTTCCATCCATAACCATATATCTTTCATTTGCTTGAATGGTGCGCTTGTAGTTCTCAAGAGCTTTTTCAGAGCAGATAATGGTAAGTCCATTCATATCATCAAGAGCACGAGCTTTGGCTTTGATAATTGTTCGGTAAATCCCAGTCAACCCAGAAGTGTTGAAACTAGAACCAACGTCAAAGAATTGATTGTTTGCACCTGGTAGAGCAGCAAAAGTAGCCTTACTGAAACCACCGATAACATTGTTTTGTGAACCAGGAGCTACAGCTTCCAAGAAACCATCAGCAATGTCAGTTCCTTGTAGTGAATAAAAATCATCATACTGAGATACGCCACCAACAAGCATATGCTTTTCGAAATCACGCTTGGCTTTGCTCATTACGGCTTTCGCACGACGAGAGGCCAATTCGATTGTCTGAAGGTCACCACCATTCAGGTCTTCTTCTACAGCACTGATACCAATAGGATAGCTAACTTCTGCTGGAGTTAGTACCATTGGAGTCAACACTCCGGAAAAACTAAGGTTCATTTGTTCGTAACCTGTCTGTCGTTTCGTTGGACTAGAGTGATTTCCAGTCTGGAAACTTCCTACCCACTTGTGACCACTACCCTTCGAAGGTTGTCCTTCTCCGTGAACACGAGCGTGTTCGGCCAAAAATGGAGTAACGACGTGACGAAGGTCGCGAGCTTCTTTGGCCGCCTCAATTGAGGTTGCGCTTAAGAGTTCATTATCAACGGTTAAAGTTGTAGTCGCCATTTTCTTGCTCCTGCTAAAGTTTATCTACGAGTTTTCTGTTGCGTTCGTAATTTCTGAAGCGCAGCAGGGTTGTCTCGTAAATATAATATACGAGCCGTATTGCCTCTGCTCCCCTTGTAACCTTTTTCCATTACCCATTTTGGCACAGGGTCACCACCATCATTACTAGAAGACACAGTACTCCGAGCAACTTGACGTGCGCTTTTTGAGCGTTTTAACCGATCTTTTGCTGTTTGCTTCTCTTGTTCAGCTAACATTCTGTTGCGCTCAACTAAAGCATAGGCGTCTTCCAAGGATATCGAAGCACCTGAATCTCGACGAGATTGCATCAAGTCCCGAACCTCAGTTTTGAATGCCTTCTCTTGCATCATTGGATGGCCAGCAACAAAGTCTTGATACTTTGCCATCTGTTGAGCACGAGTTGCACTTTCCTGGATTGGTTTCTGGAACTCTCGCATTGCTTCAGCTACACCCTTTCGTATTCGCTGCTCAATACCTTCTTGACTCAGAGGGTCTTTCATTTCCTCTTCTGGAGTATCTGCGTTCTTCAAAAACTCTTGAAACTTAGGATCTAATAAAACCTGATTCAACTGAGCACGATTCCGAATAACTACTCGGTTCTGTTCCTTCAGTTCCTCAAACTTCTTATCTAGTTCAGCGTCTCGAGCTTTCTGCTTCTCTTCTACTTCACGAACTCTTTGTCGCTCTGCAGCTACCAAATGCTTGAACAAACCTTTTACAGAGTCTGGTAGGTTCTGCACACTTTTTGGGTCAAGGTTGTCCAATAAAGCTTCACTGGGTTGCTCTGGGATCTCTCCCAAAGCATCCAGTAATGCCTCTAACCGAGATGGATCAGTCTCAACAACAGGCTCTTCTGTTGTTTCAACCGGTGCTTCAGTCTCTTCAACGACAGGGGTTTCAGCTGTCTCTACGACAGGGGTTTCTGGGGTTTCAGCTACTACCTCTTCTGAGGTGGCAGGGATTTCGACTTCGTTCATTTTTACCTCTACATCATATTCATAATTTCTTCGTCTTCAGGAGACACATCATCAGGCATTCTGCCAGTCTCCATTTCGGCTTCAGACATTGCTGCCTCGTCCTCTTCTGGAGCTTCCTCTGGTCCTGCTTTCAATGCTTCCATCAGCTTTTTGTCTTTACCCATTCGCTTGAAGTTTGCAGCACCTTTAGCAAGGGCCGTATCAGATATCAAGTCTTCTGGGTTCATCACATACTTTTCATATCCACCAAGCTGGGAAATGAATCCCATAATCACAGCAAAAGGTACATAGACCTCAGCAGGTAGAGGAGCATCTAGTTTCTTCTCTCCCTCTGGTGGATTATATTCTGCAGCCTGCATAGACTCATCTACACTTCCAACAAAAGAGTTCATAGCATCTGCAAACTTATCGATAGCTTTATATGTATAAGGCTTCTCTGGTTGAGGTGCTGTGGCAGCAATTTGCTCAATCTGCGCTCTCTGTTGTTCTTCTTGAGCCATCATAACATCTTCAGGACTCGCTTGTCCCTCTGGTGGCATACCTTGTTGTTGTTGCATCATTTCTTCTTGTTCTGGATTCATTTACTTGTCCTCATTAAATGGGTCTACACCGGGTGCATTTTGTTGCCGATGATTAAATTCGGGTTTCCACCCTTGATCTTTTAACTTTCTGTATTCAGCATAAGCCGGATGATTATCCATTTTATGCTGCACATCTTCTACAATTTTATCTTCTTCTTGGTGCTTCTGCTGTAAATTACTCATTTCGGTTGAGTAATCTATATCACCATCAATAGGCACTACGCCTCTCTCTTTTGCTTTGCTTAGTCGGTCTTTCTTGGATGTTACCATACATCCTAACCCGCGATCAAAATATGGGAATCTCTCACTGAACCTATCTATGTTAGGAACAGAGAGAAGTATGTCGAAATCGAGGGAGTCACACCTTTCACAAGGGTCAAAAGTATCCATCAATAATTCGTCACCCTTAATGAACCCATAGGTCTTTCCTTCGTATCCGCATCTGTTGCATCTATAATGTCTGCTCGTTAAAAATTCACTCACCCTGTCCTCCCGATACAGCCTCTAACAACATCTGTACAGCCTGTGATTGCTGCTCAGGTGGTAGCTGCTTTGCTCTCTCTATTAATTGTTGTGCCTCTGGATTGTCTGCAAAAATCTGAGACAACGCCTCTAAGGCTTGATCAGGAGGCATTTGACTTATCTGTTGCACAACCTGTTCTATATCAGCCTGTCCCTGAGCTGGCGGAGCAGCCTCTGGCGGAGCGTCTGCTTGTTGTACTCCTGGTTGCTCGGGTTGCTCGGGTTGCTCTTCCTGAGCCTGAGCAGCCTGTCCCTGAATGTAATCATACGAAAGGTTGTTGGGGAACTCGAATTGCTCGTGGATGGTTTTATACATCTCAACTGCCAGTATTGACATTGTGCCCTGTGCTTCTTGCGCAACTTGTAAAAGCGACAGCATCCGGTCGGATAACTGCAAGATGTTATTCCGCATTTCCATCTGAGACAATGGAGAACGACCAGCTTCTGAAAATCCAATCTCAAAGTCACTGTCTATATCCTCCGGTAAAATTTCAATTAACTCACCTTCATTGTCAAGAAGCATCAATTTCATTTCAGTTCGCTTCTTCTCAGACTCTTCTCGACCAGGTTCTACTTCTGAAGCAAGGTCTATAATAGATGAATCATCTTCATCCAAGTCCTCATCTTCATCACCAATCTCTTCTATTTTTTCAGGCTTCTCGTGTGTCCAGCCTTCCTCTCCAAGAGCTATGTGCTCCTCTTCGGTTTCAGCTTTTCTCTCTTCACCTGTCTCTGGATGGTACATCATATGAGGCTTGAAGTCTTCTTCCTCTATACCCTGGTCTTCTCTCTTCTCTTGTAATTGTTCATTACCTAATTCAAAACCATCTTCATCTAGATCTTGCTCTGCTCCTTCAGAGTCTCCAACGTCATACAAAGACGCTGTATACGCAGCCAAACACCTCTTGATTATATTTACCAAGAACAAGTCTCTTTGCTCTGCGTGTCGACCAAACTCACTCTGAGTATGCCCCTCAATTGCCATTACTTCACTGGCTGTAGCTTTGGTAACTTGACCTAACGCTGCTGGAGATATCGTTGTCCCACGGTCAAAATCACTTTCCGCCATATTCATAGAGTTCAATATGTTGGAAGATGTCGGACCGTGAAGTATAGGTACAACTACATTCCCAAGGTTTCCTGCATACTGCTCGTCTACTTCAATAATTGAGCCATCTTCACCTGATCGAAGATCGTTCATTGCATCGGCATCTAATGCCCCTTTCGGGGTTACATAAACACGAGCATCCCTTCTGGCTGACTGAGCCAGGTAAGAACGCATTGTGTTCAGCTCCTTCTGCTGTGGTAAAAGCTGCTCTGCATATGCAATACCTCTGTAAGGATACTCAGGCTCGTGCTCAAATATAAGAGGTACAATATGAGGAAGAGGCTTACCATTTCCATCTACCAATGGTAACGGCCCCATAAATACAGGTAGTAAATCTCCATCGTATCCATCTACTACATATATCTCGAGTCGTCCCTTGTACTTCGTACCATCTATATCATAAAAGTCATCTGTCAGATTACAGAACTCTAGTACCCTGACAAACGCCGACGAGTCATCTGTAGCAACTCCATCCTTAATACTCGCTCTCTTCGAAGTTGCCATATAATTGCCAAGATAATCATCGCGAGAAGTCCCTCCCACGTCCTCATCAAGACCATATTTGTCGATGACCTCTTGCCTAGGCTGGTAGCTAACGTGACCAACAAAACGAGCATCATCCCAATCGTGAATGTCGCTATCCAAAACCATTTCCCAATAAGGGAACACACGCATCCAAACACGATTTAAACCCTCCTCTACGGGGTCGTAGCCTACTTTTGCTCCTGCCCCCTTATACAATAGTGCTTGACGAGAGGCAGCTAACACTCGCTCCCTCATAACTGGTTGATTGAGCCAATCATTTACAAGCATCTCTGCTTTTTTTGTATCCCCTCTTGTATAAGGAGACTGACCAACAACTACTTTTATTCGACGTGGATACAGGTTAGACAGGTATCCTGATAATGCTGGCTTCAATCTGTTTACTTCTACTTGGTCTAGTCTACCCATTTCATAGGCTGCATTTAGGTCCTCTTGGCCCTCGATGTAACGCCAGAACCTTGTTGTATAGCTAGCTTTTGCTAAGGCCATATAAGGCTGCTCATCGTCCATTCTTGAATCGTGCGCTCTTAGATGCTCCATTACCACCTTCGGGGGTAAGACATCATCCTTGAAATCGTATCCTTTTACTTGATCTATATTCATCGTATCCTCATTTTTATTCGGTCCATAGGATTCCTCTTCTCATGTCGAAGACGAGGCTGTCGCTTTTCTTTACCACTAAACCCTGGTAGGCGTCTACAAGCCCACACCGCCAATACAAAAGCATCAGCGTGGTCATCGTGATAACCATCCTGCCCCTCTATTCTACCTCTCTCTTCCCGAACGTGCATTAATTCTTGAATTGTTTGGTGGTCATTTAGTTCCAACCCATCGCTGTTCACCATCTGTCGGGCAAAAGAATAAGCGAGCTCTTTGTTCCCTTTGTGGGTTACCCAATCTTTACCCTTTCCATCCTTCCAAACAGGAGTCGATTCTCGATACATTGCCTTGATAACTACTCTTCCTGCACCACCTGTATTCGCCTCACACAAAACTCTCGCCCGATTGTAATACCTAGACAGGTTGTTTAACTCTTCCGCAAACCTCGCTTCACCACCTTGGTTACAAGCGAACACTGCACACTGCTCACCATACTCATTGATCACACAGGCAACAGCATAATCTCCACCTGTACACCAACTCGGATCACAACCAATCACATACTCTACACCAAGTTCAGGCTCTCTATATACCCTCAGTTCACTATTCTCGCTTGGAGGAAGCTCCTGTAATCGATTGTTTAAATAGTCAGAATCAAACCAACACCCTTCCAGAACAAGAAAACCATCTTCTATCGTTAAAGGAAACTCCCGACGAAACTTGCGCTCGCCCATACCCTCTACACCATAAATCATCTCGTGACGCCAATACAACTGTTCCCAGTCCAAACCAAACTTCTGTCCCAACTGATGTTCTTCCTCATCAGGCTCCCAGGCTTTTGGAGGTGTCAATCTGTACGTCCGATGGTCACTCCAACGACTAAACAAAAACTTGATACTCTTGTTCCCTGTTCTCTCCGCTTCCTGAGCAATCAATACCCTCTCGTGATAAAAGTTTCCTGGTCCGTTCGGAGTACTTACAATTATAATCTTGCTGTCTGCTCCACCGTGCAACGTCGATCTAATACCTGACCACACCTCTTCTGGATGAGGCCAGAACGCCAACTCTTCAGCTATAAACCTTTGGTATGTCCAACCACGACCGTGTGTATCTCCACGTGCTGTCATATGATCGATCAACGCATCAGTCCTCTCACTCATCAAAGTCTTGTCATTCTGATTTAACTTGAACGGATTGGCCTGCTTTAACTGCTTCGGCAAATGATGGTAATACGTACAAAACTTCTTGAAAATACTCTTCGTGGTTTTGTTATGGTCAGCTACACATATCGTCCGCAACGGCTTCTGAGCTGTAAACGTTGCCCAGAATGTATGTGCACAATTGGCTGTTGATATACCTATCTGACGAGGCTTCAACACAACAACGGTCTTCACTTCCGGATCATCAAGAGCCTGTATTAAAGCTACCTGCTCTGTGAATGGCTTTGTGAAATAAGACAAATTTGCATCCGCATCCTCAAAGCGTAGCCTTGGGATAAACTGCTTAGAGTCTGCAAAGATATCGCTTAGTTCCACTCTTGTGTCCAACCATTGTTTTCTTCTGAACTTGCAAACCATTCGTCCATAGACTTGTCACTAATGTTCTGAGCATCCTTCGCATTGCTTACCATCTGGATAACCATCTTGGTTGCTGCCATATCTCCCTCTAACAAACCACGCATCAAAGACCGATTGGCCTCAAACTCAAGTGCTCGTAAGTCAGAAATGGTCACACCACCGTGCTCCGGAAACAACTCTGTCCACCAGTCCATAAAACCATCGGTGCTTTCCCATAGTTTCCACTTCTGTACAGTCAAAGCTGGTATCTTTCTACACCACTCTCCAATCAAACAAATACCAGAATCGTAAAGACTTCTCGCCTTTCTACGAATCTCTACCTGTTCTTCACTTGCACAAAACATAACTACTCCTTTTTTAAGATTACACCGAAGTCGTTTATGCGGCCCTCGTTCAAAGCCCTGCGTGTCCTCAACTCAATCTGCTCCTCTGTTTGACGCATATGAACAGGGCGTCGTTCATTCAATCGACGCTCACGCTCTCTCGCCTTGTGGAGACGTATTAAATCTTGGGCACTGCTTTTTCGAGCCATTATTTACCACGCTTCTTCGGTTTTGGGTTCTCATCAACTATAGCACTATTCCGAGCGGTCTGTAGCTCAGTGATAAGACCTGCCATCATATCTTGCATTGTTGTCATTTGCTCTCGCATTTCTAACAAAGACGCGTCCTGCTGGGCAATCTTCTCTTGTTGAACCTTCATTGTCTCTTTGTACTTCTCTATGTCTGGATCTACTACAGACTGTACCTGCTTTGCTCCCTGATTCTCAAGCAACTCTTTCAACATCTTAGGCGTTAAAGAAGTCTCTCCACCAGCTTTCACTCGACCCATATCATATTGTAAATCTCCTGCCCCATTGATGTCCACAAACTCCATTCCAATAACCAGGTACTGTATGTCTTCAGCTATATCTATGGTCTGTATACGACCATCTTGGTCCTTGCCTACAGTCTGATTTCGGTGTGTCTCTACTGTCTCAATCTTCTGCTCGTAATTCAACAACTCCCACTTCCCATTCGGCTGTACACTGGATCGGGTGTCAATACACCACTCGAGCATCGACTCCATCATAAATACAAATGTCGGTGTATCTACTCTACCAAGAAGATTTTGTAGACGAAACTGCTGCACATAACTCCAGGTTCTGTTTCCTTTGACGTTGGTCTTAGGCTCTTTGGTCACGTGATGCTTCATTACATTGTCAATCATCTTCTTCATATACGTAAGATCCAAGATCTTTGAGTTGACCTTCTCTGCATCCTTCTTTACTGGCTCTACATATGTGCCCAGTCGTCGGCTTTGCTTCCGGTGGTTGTTAATAATCCCCATTGTTTCTCCTGATTTTTTCTAGTTGTTCTTTGTAAGCATCCAATCTTGCACTGCGCTCCTTTATCCGCTTACGTTGTTCTTGCTTCTTCTTTAATAGGTGTTCTTTCTCTTTGTCTAATTTTTGCTGCTCGGCTCTATCTGCATTCCGACGCTCTTCAAGCTCATCTGCTATCTCTCTGGCCAATGACCTGCGCAGGTTACTACGTATATTTGTTCGACGCTTATCTCCACCTTTCGCTAATAATTCAAAGATTTCAATCCTTATTCGCTGGGCATCTCGAATTAACTCACCCAAATCTGCGTCCGACAGCTGTAAATAATCAGCCCAAGCAATCAACGCTGGGAAATCTGGCACTTTTCGCTTCGCTCCCTTCGCAAACCAATGACTACTTGCTGATTTTCCGTATCCAGCTACCTCTGTAGCTTCCTCTTTATCGAGTATTTTTAGGATTTTATCTAACGTCATATCAAAAGAGTATTGACAAACAAAGTAAATGTCAATACCATTGTATTGTATCTATACAACACTTGGAGTAATCTATGAAATTCAATATAATTAATGCCGGAAAACAAACCAAAACTACTAAACTTAAATGCCTCATCTATGGCGACTCCGGCGCAGGTAAAAGCTTCTTAGCTGCTACATCACCAAAACCACTGATCTTGCTCACAGAACCAAACGGACAAGCATCAATTATGCACTCAAACCCAAATGCTGACCTCATTCACATCACAAATACAAGAGAACTTGGAGATATACTCAAGTCACTTACAGATGAACCACAACAATGGGCAAAATATGACACCCTTGTCATTGATTCACTCACAGAAGTACAAAGACTGTGTAAAGATGACCTCACAAATAAAGGTAGAACTCAAATGAAACTCCAAGACTGGGGCAAACTCGCAGACTTTATGAGAAGATTTATACGTGCCCTTAGACAAATTCCAAAAAATATTGTATGCTTGGCTCTCTTGGAAACGCAATTCGAAGAAAGTACCGGACAAAGACACCTAAGACCAGCATTCGAAGGTAAAAAAACCTCCGGTGAAATCGCCCAGTTCTTTAACTTTGTAGGATTTCTATACGCCGCACAGAATAAAGAGGAAAAAAGAACATCTCGATACCTGATGCTCGAAGGAAACGAACGAGTACTCTGCAAACCTACATACCCACTTACCGGAGTCGTCAAAGACCCCAACATTAAACAACTCTTCCAAAAGATTACAGGCCAAAAATAATGCTCGCTTACCACCCAACTACCATATCTATGCACTATAACCACTGCCCACACGCTGTTACCCTGTGGAAAATGAAAATGCCATACGACAGATCTGTCTTCCATACCGGAGTTATAGCCCACGCTATACTCGAGGAGATTGGCAAAAACCCACAAGAAGAACCTCGCGTTATTGCAGATAAGGTCGTTGAAAAGTATTGCTCATCAGGACGCTCCTATGATGGAAACCCTGAACCACCTGCGCCTTTTAAAGATGCCATTGAGGGGGCGAGCCTCGCCCTCGATTGGCATAGCAGATATCCCGTGCCAAATGGACCGCATATCTACCACGAACACCCCTTCGCCTTTGACCAAGACTGGAATGAAGTCGGATACTACGATACTACAGCTCGCTTCAGAACTCTCCTAGATGTCGTCGAAATACACGACACAGATAACACAAGAACAGCAATCATCAGAGACTACAAGACTTCTTGGGTAGCTACCGCAGATGAACTCGATTCATTTCAACGAAGATGCCAAGCCGTTGTCGTATGGCTCGTATATCAACCAGACATCATTGTACTCGAAATCAGTAACCTGAGACTCAAATGGAACTTCCGAAGAGAACTCATCGTCAACGAAGAAGCAAATACACTGCAAAAATGGATGGACGAAATTACACTCGCCATCAAAACACTCGACAACGAACTCAAACCTAACCCGGGTATCGGCTGTATCAACTGCCCATACTCACCAAAATGCGACCACTTCGATAAAATGTACAAAGCCGACGATGTTATGAAACGCTATATCGCTGCTAAAGAAGTCGTCAGCAAACTTGAACCACAAATCAGAAAAGCTGCCAAGAACCAACCACCTAAAGCTATGAGCCTCGGAAAAGTAGGCTATGCCAAGAAAGAACGGAAGAAAGTTCTACCAACCGCTCAAGCTACACTCGTTCAAAAATGGAAGGAACAAGATGGAACTGTTGACGAACTCTTCCAACAACTTGACCTAGGTGTAAGAACTATCGAGAAAATCGCTCGTATCGTCACCAACAACAAGAAAGACCGTGAGGAACTTATCAGCAAACTCACACGTACCGAACAGTACAGCTCGTTTGGTATTCACAAGGACAAAAAGAAGTAATGCAACTCAACCTATTTGAAGAAAAACCACAATCGTTTCAATACCCTACCACTGAACCGCCACAAACCTACGAGGTTATCTACTGTGACCCTCCTTGGGACTACGATGGACGCTCCTTTCTCAACGGTAAAGCACACGAAACTGGCTCGGCTTCAGACCACTACCCAACGATGAAACCAAACGAACTATGCGAAATGAACGTCAAACACATCGCAAGTAACAATTGTATCTGCTATATGTGGACTACTGGACCTCAACTCGATATATCCATAGACGTCCTCAAAGCTTGGGGATTTAAATTCAAAACAATCGCGTTCGTCTGGAACAAGGCAATCACAAACCCCGGCTTCTACACTATGTCTTCCTGCGAAATCTGTATCGTCGGAACAAGAGGCGCAATCCCAAAACCAAGAGGCACTAGAAATGAAAAACAATACTTCTGCCAACAAAGAACAAAACACTCCAGAAAACCAAAAGAGTTCATCAAACGCATCTCAAGAATGCACCCCACTCAAAACAGAATCGAACTCTTCTCAAGACAAGCTCACCCCGAATGGTACTGTTGGGGACACGACGCAACAGGAAACGGTTCTGTGGTCATCCCCAGGCTCGAAGACAAAAATATACCTGATCACATTGCCAAAGTAATGTGGCCCATACCATTCTAGAGATTACTATGAAACCAAAAACATTCGGAGCTTGGCTTAAAGCTAAACTCAAAGATAACAAAATACTGCAACGTGAAATGGCAAAACAAATTTGTGTTAGCCCAAATACACTTACCTCCTGGACGACCAATGCACGTGAACCCAGTATCCGAAACTTTAAATGGATATGTAAGTTCATCGCCATTATAGAAGATAAGCCAGAAGCTGAAATAATCAACGAAGCACTACGCTTCTTCTAAGCTTCTCCATACGGATCAGGTGGCTCTTCATCATTCTCCAGTAAGGCCTTCTCCATCTTCATTATGTACTCCTCGTACAAAGACAACAGTTGCTCTGTCGTCCAGTTGAAACGAAACTTGTAGATGCACAAGATGAATGTCAATGCGTGGGCTACATCTATCGGTGTTGCCCCATCCTCTACCTCTTTGCCTATCACCTCTAACACTGAGGTAAGAACTTTTTTACACGCTGCTGAGTCGTTTATTTCGGGGGCCATATCTTGTCATACCTCTTTGCCCACTTATATGAGCATCTTTGAACAGCCGCTATTGTCTGCCCATAGTTCTTGGCTATCGCCATCCAAGTCATTCCGTGTTGACGTGCCTTGTAAATACACGCACCCTTGCTCGCCTTTCGCAACGGCCAAGGTAAACCACTGTTCTCAGCATAACTCTTTGCTGCCCTCAATGCACTCTGAGAATTACAATACCCTATCTGAGTAGCTACTATACTCCAGCTACAACGATACTGCTTCCTGTAATTGTATGCTTTCTGTCCACGTGTCATTTCAATAATCTGTCCAAGGCCATATCTCATTTGTCTTCCCTTTCCTGCGTAACCAATCTCTTAACCCTCTCTCCTGTTGTATCGCTGCAGACTTTTGCCAACCCCAAAAATCCCGAACCGTTGGAAATCTACCATACCTCTCTGTAGCTTCCTTCAGTAATACCTCAATCAGAGATGCCGTTGCAAGAGCATCTGCACTGGCTGTATGAGCATCGTTTAACTCTAAGCCACGTCTATCACAAACAGCACTCAGCCTGTGGCTACCTCCTCCTCTTAAATGGTCGTCTAGTGCTCTGGCCATTATCAATCCACAAATACCAAAGAAGTGGAAACCAAACTCTCCTCTGGATGAAGCTGTTGGATACCATCTCCCTGAACGACGATACTCACAGTTCAGTATCGTCCAATCAAACGATAAGTTGTACGCTGCTAGGACACGTCCACGTAAATGCTTCTGTAACTCTGGCCATACTTCCTCAAAGGTAAAACAACCCTGCACATCTCGGTCATATATGCCGTGTACATTGCTTGCTCCTTCTGGTATCGGTATGCCAGGATTTATTCTACAGCTATACGCCTCTCTGGGATTACCCTTTCCAAGCTCAAGGTGTACAATAGACAGCTCCACAATACGACACTCCTGTGGGTTGACACCTGTTGTCTCAAAGTCAAACACCGCTACAGGTAACCCAAATAAAGGCTGTTCAGCATATTCGATTGCGTGATATCTCATTCAGTGCTCCCTGCAATAAGTATTTCTCAAATATGTAAATGTTCCCAGAAGAGGTCCACACCAAAGCATACTCTGGCCAACCCTGCTCTACCAAGTAGTCTAACATCTTCCGCCAGAAAAGAGGCTTCTGTCTCTTCTGAAGACTCTTCACTATTTCTGACCTTGGACGCTTGTGTATTCTGTCTAGAGGTATTGTCTTCTGGCTGAGTGTTCTGTGTCTGGGTACGTTCGCTACTGCCCACCTCCAGAACGCCTGTGCATTCTGGTGGTAGCTATAGGTGATGTGTACGTCTATGTGGTCGTAGTACATTCGCATTGATATACGAATACCATACGTATCTTGACATTGCAAGATAAACTTTTGAT